GTCCTTGATTATGCCTCTCTATATCCATCGTCTATCATTGAAAAGAATATTTCACATGAAACTCTTATTGAAGATGTTTCATTATTACCTCATATCGGAAAAGATAATTATGATACAGTTCATTATCAAAATTGGCAATATGTCAGTACCGGTAAAGGCGATACAATTGAGAAACAATTAGGAGACGGTCAAACAACCTGTCATTTCCTAACGAAAGAATTTATGAAAGATAAAAATCTTATTGATAATTTATCAGAAGATGAAGAACCATTGGGTATCGTCCCCGCTGTATTAAAACACCTCCTTGATGCGAGAAATGCCACTAAAAAAAGAATGAAGAAGGAACCAAATGAATTTAAGAAAAAAGTATTAGATGGTCTCCAATTAGCATATAAAGTCACCGCGAACAGCGTCTACGGTCAATTAGGTGCTAAAACGAGTACTATTTATAAAATGAAATTAGCAGCATGCACCACAAGTGTGGGTAGGTCGCGTATTGATGATGCTTCTTATGGTGTAAAAGATTGGGCTGAGAAGAAAGGTTATCCTGAACCCGATGTAATTTATGGAGACACAGACTCTGTCTTTGTAAAATTCAGTCGTCTCAAAGATGGAAAACTCTTAACAGGCAAAGAAGCCTTAAAGCATTGTATTCAGTGTGGTATAGAATCGGGTGATTATATTACGAATGGTAAATTAGTAGTTGATAACGTGGACGGCTCACAAGATGAAGAATATTATGATCCCTTGCTATGTAAACCCCAAGATTTAGAATATGAGAAAACATTCTGGCCATTTATTCTTATCTCTAAGAAAAGATATACAGGTGATAAATATGAATTTGATACAAATGATTGTAAACGCACCTCAATGGGTATCGTATTGAAAAGACGTGATAATGCTCACATCGTAAAACATGTCTTTGGAAACGTAATTGAGAAAATTATGATTGATAAAGATTTTGCTATGACCTTAGATTGGTTAACACAAACTCTTAAAGAAATTAGAGAAGGTGAATTTCCTCTACGATATTTTGTAATTACAAAAGCACTGAGAGGTTATTATAAAAATCCACAATCTATCGCTCATAAAGTATTGGCAGATAGAATGGCTGAACGCGATCCCGGTAACAAACCCAAATCAAATGATAGAATTCCTTATGCTTATATTGATAAAGGCAAGACCAAAGAAATTATCGGATACAAAAAGATTAAAGAGAGAAGGGTTATCGGTGAATTCAAAAACGGTAAACCTAAATATAAAAACTTTCAGATTGAAGATTTAAATCAACCGAAATATAAAAAGATAACTATTCTACAAGGTGATCGCATTGAACATATTGATTATATCAGGGAGAAACAGTTAGTCTTAGATTATGAATTTTATATCACGAATCAGATTATGAATCCTGTCAAGCAAGTCTTAGACTTAGAGATGGATAAAGACGAGACACTCAAAATATTTCAGTAAATTATTAGTTAAGTCATAATATGAATATCTGAATATTAATATGTTAAATTTAATTCAGTAGATTTTTTTTCTATTCTAAGGTATAAAATAATATGGGAGGAGGATTAATGCAACTTGTAGCTTATGGTGCTCAGGATATTTACTTAACGGGTAATCCTCAGATTACTTTCTTCAAGGTTGTCTACAGACGACACACGAACTTCTCCATGGAGGCGATCCAGCAGACCATTAATGGCACTCCTAGTGCTTCTGGTAGCTCTACCATAACTATATCCCGTAATGGTGATTTAGTAAACAAAGTTTATGTGACTAATACCAGTGCTTCACTTACACATGGACCAGGTTTAGTAAATGAAGTTGAACTTGAAATCGGTGGGCAGAGAATTGATAGACATTATGCTGAATGGAATGATATCTGGAATGAATTGACTATACCGCATTCGGAAGCTTCTGGTTTTAGGACTTTGACCGGTTCGGGTTATGCACAAGGCGCTGGCACTGCGACTACGCGCGACGCTAGTCTGGTACAGGTACCCCTTAATTTTTGGTTTTGTCGTAATCCTGGACTTGCGTTACCATTAATTGCCCTTCAGTATCATGAAGTTAAACTTAAGATAACATGGGGGTCGAACGCGGCGTGTGGTGCAGCGCAGTCAGCTTCCCAAGTATGGGTAGATTACATTTACCTAGACACTGATGAACGCCGACGCTTCGCTCAGGTATCTCATGAATATCTTATTGAACAGCTCCAGAGACAATCATGCAGTGGAAATAACAGCACAAAATTAAATTTCAATCATCCAGTTAAAGAACTCATTTGGACTTCCGCCCGGACCAATGCTTATGGCACTGCTCTACTCAAATTAAACGGACATGATCGTTTTGCAGCACAAGAAGAAGAATATTTCCAGTTAAGACAACCTTTTGATTACCATACATCATTACCCGGACAGAATTGTGAAGAAAAACTAAGGTGGGGATATGAAAATATTCTCCGAGCGGCTATCGTTTCAGAAGCGTTTCACGCGACCACGGCTGTCCTTGGCGGAAAGTGTCGTGTCACAGAAGATGCCGCTACTTCAAATACCTCCTTTGCTGGGACGAGTATCGCGACCACAGGAAAAGCAGTTACGACGAATATATTATATTATGTCATCAATTCATCAGACCTTCATGGGGTAGCACCTGAAGTAGGCGAATTGTTTGAATTTAAGGTAACGGGCTTAGGAAGTGTATCTAATCACGCGACCACTGAGTCCACTGTCGTTGCCCGGATTACTTCCAGAAGAGATGCGGGTGGCATCGGTGCGACACAGATCGGCGGCACCGCCACGGGTGGCCCTATCTGCTTTAAAACGGATATCCTTCTTACCGAAGATACCTTGGGTGCCGCTATCGGTGTTACTTTCACCATTAATTCAATGGCACGTGTGGCTTGTGCTAAATTAAGCAATATGACCAAGAAGATCAATGTTTACTCCTTCGCCCTCAAACCTGAAGAGCATCAGCCTTCTGGAACCTGTAACTTCTCTCGCATTGATAACGCCAAACTAGATACAGCCAGTTCTGGAACAGCGCTCACCTCGTCAGAAAATATCTACGCTGTCAACTACAATGTCTTACGGATAATGTCTGGTATGGGTGGCTTAGCATACTCTAATTAAATATCTTTACCTCTATTTTCTAAGATATCTTTTTCAATAAATAATAAATAATATTATTTAAGTCGTAAAATCGGAAAAATTAAATGAGTTAATTTCCCCAAAATTTTTTTCTATATTAAGGTATAAAAATAATATGGGAGGAGGATTAATGCAACTTGTAGCTTATGGCGCTCAGGATATTTACTTAACGGGTAACCCGCAGATTACTTTCTTCAAGGTTGTCTACAGACGGCACACGAACTTCTCCATGGAGTCTATTGAACAGACATGGAACGGTTCTGTTTCTAATGGGTCTCGTGTTTCTGCTACCATTTCACGCAACGGGGACTTGGTATCGGGATTACACCTCCAAGTAGGTACTGCGGCATTTACGGCCGATGCCTGTGCTAATCCAGGGTATGCAATGATTGATAATGTAGAATTAGAAATCGGTGGTCAAAAAATAGATAAACATTTTGGTCATTGGATGGAAGCTTTCACCGAATTAACTGTACCGATGGAGGCTCAGGTAACCGCTACACAAGGTATTGCTGATGCTGGTAATGCACTTGGAAATTTACATCAACTTACTACAATGACGGGTGGTGTATTGGGTGCGGCGACCGCATCAGATGTCCCGCATTATGTCCCATTACTATTTTGGTTCTGTCGTAATCCGGGTCTTGCTCTCCCTCTAATTGCCCTCCAGTATCATGAAGTTAAAGTTCAGCTTACTTTTGAAACTGCTGCCAATAGTATCACTATTGATGATACGCAAGATGGTGGAATTACATTATGGGCCGATTATATCTACCTTGATACCGATGAACGTCGTAGATTCGCACAGGTTTCCCATGAATATCTTATTGAACAGGTTCAGCACCAGCAATCCGCGGCATCCCAGAGCATTGATTTGAATTTCAATCACCCAGTAAAGGAAATTGTATGGGCGGGTGTAGGTACTACATCGGCGGCAGCAACATCCATTGCTACCGCTCGTGCGATAACGGCTGGTACTAAATTCAACTTAAAACTTAATGGACATGATCGTATGACCGCCAGACCTCTAACTTATTTCACTAGGTATCAGGTGCTTAAATATCATACTGGAGATGGAGGACACATACCGACTACCCTTCTCTCACCTTTAGCAGATTCTATTGCTGTTTATTCCTTCGCACTCAAACCAGAAGAACATCAACCTTCGGGAACGTGTAATTTCTCTCGCATTGATAATGCGCAATTAGTTGCTTCGGTACAGACTCTGGCAAGTGACCTTAACATTTACGCCGTTAACTACAATGTTCTCCGTATCATGTCGGGTATGGGTGGTCTTGCTTATTCCAATTAAATAAGCGTAAACAAGTGTGTTTAATAAATTATACGGAATGTTTATTAAAAGTTTTAAAACGAGTTAAAAATATATAAATTATAATATCAATGTATTATATAATTCACTTTTACTACCTTTATTATTAATTTTATCACATATCCACGATTCTTTTAGAACCTGAACTAACCTTTCTAATCTTTCTTCTAAAACTTTAACACGATTTTCTAAATCATTTCCTGATACATTAGTTTCAGTAGATGATAAAATTTCCTGAACATTCTGAACAACTTCCTGAGTAGAGACAGATTCTTCGGTTGCTACCGGCTCGGGTTCTGCTACCGGCTCGGGTTCTGCTACCGGCTCGGGTTCTGCTACCGGCTCGGGTTCTGCTACCGGCTCGGGTTCTGCTACCGG